TCTGCTTGTTTCTTAATCTCTTTATCAAATTGAAAATATCCTAATATTAAATCAGAGCAATGTTCAAAGTACTTTTCAGTTTGAAAGTATCCCATTAAATTTGTCTGATCAGGTACAGTAAATAAATAAGGACAGAAATGGAAGTATGGTTCTTGAGCTACGTGATATGTTTGTATCTCTTCTAAAGGTTGTAGAGTTCTTTCTACATTTGGAAAGTATTTTGGCAAATCGAAATAGACTTCTCGTCTAACTCCATCTTTAAAGTCTTCTACACTAGGTACTTCTGTATTCTCTTTGGGAAACGCAAAGCCTTGATTTGCTTTTCTAGCAATACCAACAGTGGCAGCGAACTGAAACATTTGATTACCTAATCTTCCAAAATGTCCTATCTTATTATATGTTATCATAACAATTCTTTAATTGCTTCGTAAACTCCTTTTGACGGGAAAAATCCTAATGATCCTAATTTACTAGAATCTAAATACATAGACTCTACTTGTACTATTTTATGAAAGTCTGATGGTTCCATGTTTCCTATTTTACTGTGTGATCCAATTTCATGATGCGCATAAGCTACAATATCTTTGAATAGTGTTGGCTTTCTTGCAGATCCTAAGTTATATATCTCTCCGATTTCTCCTTTATCAATCACAAACTTAAGACCATCTACTACATCATCTACGTGTACAAAGTCTCTATAGAACTCTCCGTTATTATATAAGTTAATGTCTCTATCGGCTTTCATCTCGTCAATAAGAAACTGTAATGCATTCTTTTTCTTTGAAGCTTTACCATCTCCTTTGCCTATTACATTTCCAAGTCTTACTATGTTATATTTAATATTGAAAGTTTTACAATAAGATTCTATCAATTGCTCTGCAGCCAATTTAGTAATAGAATAAAATCCTTTAGGTTTACAAGGAGAAGATTCTCTAGCTGGTAGATGCGTATCTCCGTAAACAAACCAAGAACTTACAAAAGTAAAATGAATATCTTTTCCTTTACAGTTATCCAACACTTTCATTAGATGAATAAGATTTGTCTCTATGTCAATGAATGAATTATCTAATACGTTGTAATTGTCTACTGTACTGATCAGATATAACACCTTATTGGATTGTGGTACTACTTGTTCTCTTGGTACAATAACGCACTCGTCTTTATATTTGTTATAGAACTTAGATCCTATGAATCCAGTTGCTCCGAATACTGATATCATTATTTAAACTTTTTTACTACTTCTTCAATATATTCAAACACTTGTTCAGTGTAGTGAGGCGCAGCTCCAATAAAGAACACTTTATCTAATACTTTATTCGCCTCTGGATAATTCTTATAGTCATCTAAGAATGCATATCCTGGATGCATTAAGATATTTCCAGCAAAGTAGTTTCTTGTTTGTATTTTATTAGCTTCTAAGAATGCCACTAATCTATGTTTCAATCCATCTTCTTCGCATATGAATGGAGTGCCAAACCAACAAGGATCTGCTTGCTCTAATTTAGACGGAGCTCTTAAATTTGGTATATTATCTGTAAAGATCTTTTCTAATCTAGCCTGTGCAACTCTACGCTTAGCTTCCATAATAGGTAACTTCTCTAATTGCTCTAAGCCAATTGCGCCTTGTAAATCTAATGGTTTTAAGTTATAACCCATTTCGCTAAATACATACTTGTGATCTATAACTCCGTCATAATTCTCTAACCACTTATCGAATCTATTTCCACATGTACCGCAAGGCAATAAGTTAGCAGATCCAATGCAGTAGCAGTCTCTACCCCACCAACTAAGACTAATGAATAGTTTCTTTAACTCATCATCGTTAGTACATACCATACCGCCTTCTCCAGTTGATATGTGATGCGCTGGATAGAATGAATTAGAGAATGCTACGTAGTACTCGCTTAAATACTTACCATTCCATTTTGATCCTAAGCTATCACAGTTATCTCCTATTAGTTTTAAATCGTATTTCTCTGCAAGTTCTACGAGCTTATCCATATCTGGAGGATTACCCAATACTGGAGATATGAAAATGCCTTTTGTTTTATCCGTGATCTTCTCTTCTAATTTTTTTAGATCGAAGTTAAGCGTATTCCATTCAATATCTACAAACACTGGCTTTAATCTGTGTTGGTATAATACCGATACAGTAGTAGCGAATCCAACAGGCGACACAAGAATTTCATCATCGTCAGCCCAATTAAATCTTCTCTTTAATGCTGCGATAAGAATCAAGTTTGCAGAACTGCCTGAGTTTACCATATGAGAATGCTTAACATTAAATCTCTTGCTAAATCTATTCTCAAACTTATAAACTTTTTCTCCTGTTGTAATCCACTTACCGTTCAAGAAGCTTTCAATAGCGGCTTCTGTTTCTTTGTTATCCCAATAAGGACCACTGTAATAGATTGGTGTAATACCAGGCGTAAAGTTCTTTGCGTTGTAAATGTAAGGCGCTACGTGGTTACCAACTAACTCTTGTATGTTTTCTAATTTAATCATTTTATGTTTGGGTTGAATATGTAACATTCTAATCTTTCTATAATCCATGGAGCAATTGGTTCTTCTAATAAGAAATCTACTACATGTTTATAAAACTCTTTAGATCTTAATTGTGCGTGTTCTTTGGTAATTCCGAAATGTCCGCCTGGCATGAATTCATATTCTGAAGGAGGAGCTTGGTTAAAAAATCTATTCCAATATCTATCTACATCAATATTAGGATTGCTATCTTGTGGTGCACCATTACTTTGACATATTAACACTCTTCCTTCTCCGTGTTGTTTAGATGGACTTAATGCCCACATTGTGCCGCCTAACGGAGATGGAACTGTTATTGTATTGAAATGAAATCCATAATAACCTCCTATTTTTAATTGACATCTTGATTGTTCTGTGCCATTATTTACAACTTCTACTACATCTTCCCAATGATCGAATGGCCAATCTTGTACAAAGAATGTGATATCAGATAAGTTATCGTAATTTGTGTATATGTGATTAAAGAAAGAGTGTACACATCTTCCTTTATTTGGTTCTATTTTAATTTCGTTATCTCTTTCTGCCGGCTCGTCTCCTTTTCTATATACCGTTTGTTTAATATCTGAGTTCAATCTATCTAACCAATCTAGATATTTGTCGTAGGCTGCTATAACTAATTCTCTTGTCATTACTTTCTAATGTTTGGATAGTTTAATATAAACCATTCTATTGACTCTTTTAAACCTTTCTCCAAAGTGGTAAATTCATAGTCTCCTATAATACTTAAAAGTTTGGCATTAGAGGATGGTTTTCTGTGTTGACCATTTGGTTTGTCTGTCAACCATTTTACTTTCCCATTGAAGCCCATGTACTCCACAATCAGATCAACTACTTGCTTAATAGAATACTCAGTTGGATTAGATATGATCACAGGATCAGTCCCCTCGTATTTCTGAATAAGTAGATCTACTATGTTTGCTACGTCTTTAGAATAAACGAATTCTCTAAGTGGAGTACCGTCACCCCATACTTCAAATGTCTTTTTATTTTTCTTAGCAAGATAGCACTTATGAATTAACATTGGAATCACGTGACCAACTTCTAAGCTAAAGTTATCATTTGGACCATATACATTACATGGAATCACTGAAAAATATTGTGTGCCGTATTGTTTATTGAATGCTCTGATTTGTATGTCCGCCATTCTTTTAGCATAAGCATAGGCGAAGTTTGATGGGTGTGGTGCGCCTAATTCTATTTTAGTTTCATCTAATGGGTATTCCACTTTATCAGGAAATACACATGTAGATAAAAAAGATACTAGCTTAGATACTTTTAATTCGTGACAAGCTTGAATCACATTCGTATTCATTCTAATATTGTCCATGAAAAAATCTGCGGGAAATTCCATGTTTGCTCCAACTCCACCCACTTTAGCGGCACAATGTACTACTACGTTTGGCTTGTATATTGATATTGCAAACTTTGCCTTATCGTAATCTCTTAGATCTCTCTTAGAAGTTAATTTAACTCCTTCATTAAAAGCAGATCCTATTAATCCAGTTCCTCCTGTAATTACTTTTATCATTAGAATACTTTATTTAGTTCATACTTCCAATATGCAATCATTTCATCAAGCATTGTTTCGAATGTATATGTGGGTACCCAACCTGTAGCTTTCATTAATTTGGTAGGATCGCCTTTTAAATCTGTTAATTCTTCAGGTCTTAAGAACTTCACATCTAACTTTACGTAGTCTTCGTAGTTTAAACCTAACTTAGTGAATACATACTCGCACAATTCTTTAACTGAGTGTGAAACTCCAGTAGCACAAACAAAATCGTTAGGCTCGTCTAATTGTAATATTCTCCACATTGCTTCTACATAATCTTTAGCATGACCCCAATCTCTTGTGGCTTCTAAGTTTCCTAATCTTAATTCTGTTGATTGGCCGTAGAATATTTTAACCGCTTCTTTAACTACTTTATTTGTTACGAAGTTTGTGCCTCTTCTTGGAGATTCGTGATTAAATAGAATTCCGTTAGATACAAACATACCGTAAGAATTTCTATAATTCCTTGTGATGTTATACCCAAATACTTTAGCGCATCCGTAAGGAGATACTGGATTCATTGGTGTGGTCTCTCTTTGAAATCTATCTGAGTCTATAGAGTTACCAAACATTTCCGATGAAGAGGCTTGATATATCTTTGCATTCTTACACGTAGCTAAAGTAGCTTCTAATAGATTTAGAGTTCCTATACCCACTGTATTTGCTGTGTAAACTGGTTGATCGAAAGAGATTCTTACGTGAGACTGAGCTGCTAAGTTGTATATCTCGTCTGGTTGTACTTTACCTATGACTCTATTTAAAGAGGCAAGATCAGTCATATCTGCGTAAGTTAAATTATCTTTAATCTTATCGTAGACTTGAATTCTCGCCGTTTGATTTTCAGCTACAGAATTTCTTTTTAAAATACCATGTACTTCGTATCCTTTTTCCAATAATAACTCCGCTAAATAACTTCCATCTTGGCCGTTAATACCAGTGATTAGTGCTACTTTACTCATAACGTGTTGTAATAATTGTTTTGTTGTTCTTGTCTTTCGATTGTTTTAGGATGGTACAAAGCCCAGTCTTCAAAATCTGATGGGAATACTGAAGATACTTGCCAACCTTGTAATCTTTCGTGAACCTTACCAGCCCATTTTATATGAGGAACATTCTTACAGATTCTTGTTTGATAATCAGGCCAATTTATTTTGTTGTCTTTAACTATCCAACCCCATTTCTTTATGTGTTCTTCTGTTAAATCTTTAACTGTATTAACTCTTGGAACTCCGTAACAATCTACTTGAGAATTAGATTCTAATACTTGCTTAAGCAGTTTTAGTAAATGCTCAGAAAGATATTCGTCAGCATCTATAAAGAAGATGTAGTCTCCAGTACAATTATCCTTTAGATTATTTTTAAATGCAGCGAAATCGTTATTAAGAGGAAATGTAATAGATTTTACTGGATACGAATCAACTACAAATTTTACTTTGTCTGTGGCTTTATCGTCTAACTGAATTAAGATCTCGTCTCCCGGTTCTTTTCCTTCGGTGAGTTGTTTTAAAAGTCTATTTAATTCTTCTGCCTCGTTGTGTGCAGTGATCGCGTAACTTATTTTCATATTTTTTATTTTATATCAAACAATCCTATATAATCGCATGCCTCAAAGAAATCTGTTTCGAATCCTTGTAAGCTAGCTGAATCGGATTTATGGGTCTTGCCTTTAAATTTAGGGAGCTCTTTCTCTTCTTCTGTTAATTCTATAGTTTTAATTCCAGCCCATTGCCAATCTTCTTTAGAACCACCATTTGCAAATACAGTTCCTTTGTCTTCTACGTTAATTACTTGAGGATACCATACACGACCTTCTTCGTCAGTGTACTTTAAATCTTTATAAAGTTCAGGCATCTCTTCTTCGTATTGTTCGAAATCAAATTCTCCTTCTCTCATTAAATCGCTAGTTGTAAAACCGCAACCAAAACAAGCATACGCATTGTGGAACTCGTTGATTGAAGTTATGTAGCATGCGTCCTCGGCCTTACACTTTGGACATGATGTTAATTGATCAGTCATTTAATAATGTTTTTTCGTTAGTTGAATTAGTAGTTGTGTACCAAGTGGGTCTACCATCTTTAGAATAGTACGCTATTGTATTACGAGGTTCATCATTTACTTCAGCTAATTTCTCTTTTAATGTATCCCACTGTTTAGGGGTAATATTAAAATCATGAACTCCTTCTGTAAATCCTCGAAGCCAAATTACGAATTTTTTACTTGTCATTTTTAACTTCTATTTTCTTTAGTTTAGGTAATGTCAATCCTACACTTTTAGGAATTTTATTTAATATTCCGTCTAAAGCTTTTTTCATCTCGTCAAAGCTAAATTTAGTTTTAGATTGATGTGCTTGTTTCTTTGCTCTCTCTTCGTACTTAGAGTACTTTTCAAAAATATCTTTTAAATAGAACTCTGCTTGCTTTGTATCAGGACTAAACCATGCAGATTCGGCTAATATCATATCTTTTACTTGCGCTGATGGATGAACTCCTTTTAGTGTTCCTCCTACCATGCATGTATTTTCCATAAATAAGTAGTCAATATGACCCGACCATGCTGTTACTATCAATGGTTTTTTTGATAAAGTAAATTCTAATAATGGTCTACCAAAACCTTCGCCTTTAGTCAAGCTGATCATAGCTTTAACTTTACCATGATTGTACAAGTTGTTGATATCTTTGTCGTCCATCTCTCCGTGTAATAAGTAGATGTTAGGTAAACTTCCACTTACAGTGTTTCTTATTGCATCAATCTTTTTAAGCATCTCATCTCTATCCATAATACAAGATCCTGCTCCTGATGTTTTAAGTATTAAAGCTGGTTTGCTTTTCTTATCTTTAAATGTTTCTAAGAATGTCTTAATGGTTAAGGCTACATTTTTTCTATCCTCGCCTAAATCACCTTGTAACCAATGTCCGACAAACAAGTAACAGAAGTCTTCTTTTATTTCATCCAAAGCTTGAACTAATTCAGTGCCTTCTAAATCTTCGTCTGCTACATAAAAATATTTGTTCAGATCAACACCTTCGAATAGTACTTCAACTGGTCTTTCTAATTTGATTTGTCTAACTACTTGACCTTGACCATTCTTTTCTTCAAAAGTAGATTGCTTAAAAACATTTTTAGCGTGCTCTGAAGAAGTTAATGTCAGATTCATTCTGTTAACTCCATCTATCCAAGTTGCATGGCATAATGTGGTTTCTATACCTGCTGTAACTCCGATGTTGAATTTGCCTACCGCTTGAAATTCATTTGGCACTGTAATTTGAATCCAAACGTCTGGCTGTTTTGTCATCTGTTGTTTCATGATCATTGGCTCTAAAAAACCCCATTCTTGTTCATGATCTTTTATATATCCCCATGGAGTAACTCCCCATCTTTGAGATATAATTTCGATATCGTACTCTTCTTTTTTGGATTCGTATAATGCTTTAACAAAGTCTCTAGCTCTTGCTCCGTAACCTGAATAAGTGTCTATTGGACAGCTTATTACACAATATTGCTTCATATTAATATATTAGTTTGTGTGTTATTTTTTTTCTTGGTAATTTATCTATCTTAATTAATTCGAAAGATTTTCTTGGTTTGAATTTATTGAAAGTTTCTTCTATACAATCTATGACATTCTCTGACATTTTGCTTGCACTCATCATAGATTCTTCTGATTGTACCCAAGTTCTTCCATTCAATCCTCTTTGTTGTCTCTCTTCAGGCGTTAAGTTATAAACTTCTTCTATAGCTTTTGCAACATCTCTAATATCGCAACGATCGTCAAAGATATACGGAGTTGGAATAGATCCAACAATGCTTAAGTTAGAAGGGTATACAGGTACAGCCCAATCTCCATGCTTTTTATAAGTTCCAAAGTGGTTAGAACAGAAGTTTTCGTCGAAGTCGATCCATTTGCCATTCTCATCTTCAAATCTCATCTGATCTTGCATTCCACCGGTTACATTACCAATGATCATTCTACCTGCCATTAAAGATTCTGTTAAAGACAATCCCCAACCTTCGTTAGAGGAGATTAATGCTGTAACATCTGACATATTATATAGCCAGTTTACTTCGTTAGCAGCCACTCTAGCATCGTGGAAAACAACTCTTACATATTCTGGATCGCATAATAAATCTTTAACTGCATCTAAATCTGTACCATTATCGTCTCTTACTTGAGTGTGCATAAGTAAAGCACATTTCTTAGCTTTTTCTTTTCCTATCTTTTCGCAGAATATAGAGTAAGCAGCTATTAAATCAGATGTGGATTTTCTTCTAATGTTTCTAGCATTGTAAAAAACAACGAACTCTGGAATATTATTTCCGAATATAGCTTTCTTTTTTGCTTCAAGCGCTTGTATGTCTTGAACCATAAATTCGTTGATTGGAAAGAATATCTTCTCGTTTATGCCGTGAGGAATATACTTTAAAATCTTATCTGCAGCTTTATCTCCTAATACAAGCTTATTGATATTCAAAGTTTGTTTTGAAATCGCCATTAGTGTATCGCAAGATTCGTAGTAAGACTTATTATAAAGAGGAGCGGGTAAATCGTCCCAAATATTTAAGTAGATCATAGGTACTTTTTTCCTAATCTCATTTTCCATTTGAAACAACCAAGTCCAATATCTTGGATCTGTGAAAAACATGATAGCGTCAGGCTTCTCAATGTCCATCAACTGTCTAATCAATTCTGGAGAACCGTATCCGTTTATTGGGTATATAAACACAGATGCGTCAGGAATTCCCATTATTTTATTTGTATCTTCGCTTATGTCCAATCTTTTTCCATTGTCTGGATGTTGGATAGCTCCACCTACGTTGATCCAATTAAATCTGTGTGATGTACCAATAACAAGTTCTCTAGCTATTGTAGAAATTCCGCTTGTCATTCTAATGTCATCGCACAAAAACAAGATCTTTTTTCTTTGATCCTTTGGAGTGTAACCTTTAATCATTTTTGTAACTTATTTTATTGCGTTAATTATTTCAGATCCAGTGTAGTACGTATTGTATTGCTCGTGTAACTTAGCTCTGAAGCTAGAATCAGTCAGATACATATACATCGTTCTCTCCACTATGTCTTGTAAGTTCATCTTAGTTCTTATTGAGGTGATCTTGAAGTCCTCGTATAGAGTCTCGGGTATCTTTACAGACGTAATTACCCTTTTCGTTTTGCTAACCATATTATAATTTATTTACTATAAATATGTAGATAAAGAGTAAATATGAATTTATACTAAAACTTTTCTATCACAATGCTCAGGCTTATCTTTGAAAGGGCACCACTTACAGCCATCTAAGTTCTTTGTGTAAGTTCTCTCTGTTATATACTTTGCGTCTTGAGTAAATGTTTCCTTCACAAATGTTTCGAACTCAGCTACCGCATCTTTTACTTTCTTAGTGCCTTGCGCTGGGATAAACTCTTGAACGTACTTGGTAGGGAAGTCAGGACTAACGTAAGGTCTTCTCTTTACTATAAAGAATCTAACCTCTATTTTATCTATAGGAACGTTTAGAGCTCTTGAGTAGAAGTGCTTGTATAAAAGCAACTGACTTATTTTGTTCTTGTCCTTCTTATCGTTATCGTTCCAACCTTTTGTTGAAGTCTTAATATCATAGATCTCGTAAGTCTCTGTATTCTTATTAAAGAAGATTAAGTCAATTGAACCCGTCATGATCACATTTGGAATCTCTTCTACTATGTATTGCTCTATTGGAATCTCTATACCTATTAGCTTAGTAGTTCTTAAATTAAAATACTCACCTCTTCTCTTCTTGATCCAATCCAATATAGTGATACCATCTTCTATAAACTCTTTGAAATCGTTAGGCTTTATAAAGTGCTCGCCTTTCTGTTCTTCCAAAGCCTCTTTATAATTCTCGTACATTCTTTCTTTTAACAATCCAGCCAAGTCCATTTCGTCTGCTTTTTTAGCAGACTCTTCGAACATTACTTTTAACCAGTCTTGCATGGTTTCGTGGAAAGAGGTACCGAAAGTTAAATGTACAGAGGGTTTGAATATCTTTAGTTTCTTAATGTAGTTAAGATACCATTGATATTGACACTGCTTGTATATAGAATATTGTGAATAAGACACAGACTTCTGATAAGCATAATTTACTCCCCATACATGTTTTGGCATTGTCTTATTTTTTACCGTCTATTGTAGACTTTATTTTTTGTAGATACAGAATTGCATCCATGTGTTCTTCGATTGCGTGTTGCAACCATTCTGATAAAGATAGGTCTGTTCTGTCTAAATCGGTGTTGTACTTTGCTTTACCGACTCTTGATCTATCGATAAATTGATCTACGATACCATCAACTATAGAATCAGTCTTTAGAACTTGTCTTGTATTTTCTGATGTGTATATAATGTTGTCTCCGTATACTTCTCTATTCTTCGTCTTTTTCATTGCTTTCTGTTATTGCTAATTCTGGTGGATAAAAATCTTTGTTTACATGTCCGCATTTAACGCAACAAAAAACTTGAACTGGTGCCAAGCCTTCTCTTCCGTCTGCAGATAAAAATTTACTAACCTTTCTTAATAGCAATCCCATAGTAAAAGCATTGTGACCGCAACTGTCGCAAAGCCAAGGCGTAGTTTTAGTTAAATCTACTTGTTGTTGTTTTTGATTCATTATTTGTTTTTTTCTTGTTTTAAATCCCAATATATTTTTCTTACTTTAGCTCCTAATTCAGCATCGTTTGGTGTGTATACGATAGTAGTTTCGTCTACTAATATCAACATGTGACCGGGATCTGGCATACCTAAAGGTTCGACTTCTGTAAATGTTTCAGACACTTCTTTATTTCCTCCGCATTTTTCGCATAATTGTCCAGCACCTTCTACGTAATTAAAACGATAGTCGATGTGATCGTTAAATCTGTAGGCGGTTTCAGCTCCACAGATAACACATTTTTCAATTGGATTGTTCTTAAATTCAGATTGTAATGCACAAGAAAGATGGTCTGTACCTGAAAGATAATCGTATTCTACTTCTGAAGTGTCTTTGCCACAGAATTGGCAGGTGTAGGATGTTTCCATAATGTTATAGATTTATATATAAATGTAACAATTATGGAGAATATGGAGAAATAAAAGTTTAAAGTAAAGCTGTTGTTCTCTGACTTATTTTTTATTTTTTGTTAGTTAATTTTTGTTCTAATTTATCTAGTCGAGAATCCATTATGCTGTATATAGCTTGTTCCGATTCTACTCGATTTCTGTCAACTCGTTCTATCTCTAAGGATAGTACTCTATTTGTTTGAGCGTCAATTTCAATAACGTCTCTATTAAGGTCTTCGATTCTTTTTTCTAACTTTATGGTCTTAACGAAGGCAGTAACAGCAACTACCGCTAACGCGATAACCACCACTAAGCTCATCCCTAAAACGAATGATAGTGTTTCCATGGTTTATTTCTCCTATATGTCAAAGAACAACAGCAATTATTTCCACTAATAGACTCCGTCTTCTTCGTCTATTTTAATATCAAATTTACTTTGATTGATTCTAGCTTGTTCAGCTTCTTTGTACCATCTAATCCAAGTCAAAGACACATCGATAGGAGCAAGCACCCAAGCCATTATCACAACCATAATAGCGTCTAGTCCTGGAGAAAGTCCAATCATTCCATCGTTATATCTTTTTTGATATCTATTGAAAAGTTGGTAGAAGCAATAAAGTACGCATATAACGTAGTAAGTAAAAAACATATTTTTAATTTTTAATTGAGTTGCCCCTCATGGATTCGAACCACAACAAACTGCACCAAAAACAGTCGTACTACCGTTATACTAAAGGGCAATGCGGAGAGAGTAGGATTCGAACCCACGGACCTGTGACAGTCTCCTGATTTCAAGTCAGGTGCAATAGACCAACTCTACCATCTCTCCATTACGGTGGCGACAATACTTAGACTAGGGCTGCAGACCCTTGGTATTGCGTTTCTTCAACCACCAACCACCAGCTTAAGACGTCAATGCCAATGGTCCTGTTTATTTTATATAAGACGTTTACAGCTAACGTCTTTGTCGGTTTAAAATTATCGCAATATCGGTAATACTATTACTAATTTTTGATTTTTTTTAAACCAATACGGTGCCGGTGGAAGGGATTTTCACCCTCACGGAGTCCTTTTCGGTCACTCCACCACTTCGAATCAGGTACGTCTCAATGCTACTCGTCAGTAGACACTGTTTATTCCGCCACACCGGCATATTAAATTTAGGAAAGCAGAAGATGGGTGCGTGGACATCTACTTTTACGATTGGCATTTCTAACCGATTTATGCAATAAATGCTCATCCCAATCAACCTTAATACTGAAACAAACTACCCACAATTTTTCTAAGTCGCCATCCAAGTCATGCTCTGGTTAAACCAGCGGCAGGTAGTTGTGTTTGTTGCGAGGGAAGGGATCGAACCTTCGACCTACGGGTTATGAGCCCGCCGAGCTACCGCTGCTCTACCTCGCGATGTTATTTTTCTATAGGAGTTATTACAACTCTTCTCTTTTTAAACTGTTTGTCTTTAGGATTTATAAGTAGATCTATTTTCTTTCTCCACCTTGAGTGCATTACATCTTCTACTTTATACACTCCATCGTATTTCTTACCTAATCCTTTTATTTTTACTTTAGATCCAAAAGGATATCTCTTTTTTAAGTCTCTACTTACCGCGATTATTTTATGCCTTTTTGGATTAAGAGAATCAAGTTTAAAACCACTAGCTGTTATTAGTGGCTCTTCATCAGTTTCGCTTGTATCTGTGGTATAAGTTGTCACCGTTACCGTGTCAGACTTTACAATCTCGGTTTCCTCAGATTTAAAAAAGTAAATCGTACTTTTTAAGGGTATTGTAAAGAACACCCCTACTACAAAAGAAGAAATCCATTTCATAACCTTTATTTTTAATTTTACTATTCTTATAAACGACTTGCAAGAATAATTCTTATAAATTCGTCGGTCTCTTCGTTAGATACATTAGACTTAAATTGATTCATCATATCACTGATAAATTGTATATTGCCTTTTACGTACCCTTTAGAAGAATCGATTCTATCAATAGAAGCTTTATAGTTGGAATTTGCTTTGTTATAATCTGGGAATTTGGGTAATACTAGTTTTGATTTAGTGTACACGCATTTTCCAGATTGCTCATTCCATATTTCTATAAGATCTTCTATAGTTATATCATAATTTCCAAATCTTTCCGGTTTATTTTTCGATCTATTCTTAATTCTTCGTAGGAACTCTTTCATAGATGCTCTAATAAAACCTTCCTCTGTCAAAATCTTGTTTTCTCCGCCTTTAAAAGGTTTAGCAACTTTTTTTATATGTTCAATGTTTGCTTTTCTTTTACTAGCACACTTTAAAGAACAATAAAATGTAGTTCTACCTTTTTTAATCTGCCTATTGTATTCTGGCTTATGGTAACCGAATTCAATTCCACAGTTTCCGCATTTCAAATTTACTTTGCTCATCCTCTACTTTATTATAAATATGTGTAGAGGATGGAAAGTGTGGTGGAGATGGGGGTATTCGAAACCCCGTCTTCACAATGAACAATAATACCAACGTCTCACACGCTTAGATCTGAGGGGAATCATCAATTTATTTCTAAACGCCGCTCCATAACGTCCTAAACGTTCTTCTGATCAGTAAAAGGGTCGTAATGGTTTTTGGTCCTTACGATATCCACCACTTAATTTTAATCTAAACTAAGAAAATCTGGCTTGTAACTTCTGTTCCTAGGATGTTACACCCCGATGCTAATTAAGCAGCTAATGCGTACTCGTTCGCGCCTACGAATTCCATTAAAGAATCGAAGGTCATTGTTGACATTTCGTCGGTTATTGTTTTGTACAGATTTAAAGAGATCTAGTACTTCTCTCTGCGTGTGGTATTACCTCCGAATTGTGAATCAATTCCAAAGCATCCCCATGTGAGTATATAAATATATGAATTATGAGAAGACGATATCTAGCTCTTCTTCATCAAATCCGTATTCGCTAATTAAATCGTCTTCGTGAGAAGAGATTTCTAAAATTTCGAATCGATGTTTATCAAAGCAGTTAAAACCTTCTGGAGGATTTGTTTCAGCTAAAAGGTAATTGCCTTTACTTGTTACAGCATCAACTGTGTATATTGCTTCTTCTACTAAAACATTAGTATCGTCGGCTTTGATGCATTTAACTCTCATATACATAACTTATTAATTTAAAAGTAAAAAGACGTTTCCACGGTAGTCTGTCCAGGCGTAGTGACCCCTGACCCCTTGAAATTAAGTTGATTATTTAATTCCTTCTGGTAAAGCTTTGTCAGTAGTAACTTCAGTTGGAACTTCTGTTGGTACAGCAGTTGAATCTGTTGTTGCTAAAGTTGTGTCTACAGTTACTGTAGCACTGTCAGTTGTAGCTGTCGCTTCACCGTTTCCTGTTCCGCAAGCAGCCAATACTAGTGCTGAAGCGAAAACAAACATGATTTTTTTCATGGTCATTTTGTTTTTAATTAATGAATAGATATGCAATATACGAAACTGTTTTGATATAAAAAAATATTTAAGCTGTTTTTTTAAATATTCTTTTTTTTAATATATAACAGATTGATTATAAATTCAATTTGCTACCGATCATGAAAGATCTTATTGGTATACTTCCATCTGAGGTGCCCAACATCACTTTAAAATTAACGTTTACTTTAAACTTCCTAGTGATTTTGAAGTCTGTAGCGAAGCCAGTTAAGAATGTTAAATCTCTGTTTCTAGTTTGAGTTCCGCTATTTAGAGAAATCGCCCATGGAGAGGCTATCATAAATAGATCTGGAGTTATAGTCTTTCTCCCTACACTTATGGGATACATAGCGAAGCTAATTAAAGAAGGGGATATGTTTGCTAATCCTCCTTGTATAAACGCAGTGTTAGCGCTTATATTATAACCGGTGATTAGCTTATCTATTGGTTGAATATAAGTGTATGCAGGGAATATCATGTGATTTCCAAAGTCGGTGAAATACGTAGCACCAAAATTGTGCATCGCTTCTAGTTGACCTCTGCTATTCACTTGACTTTTAGTATAACTTCCGCCCACTGCTACTTTGCTTAGATCTAAAAATACGGTGGCATTTGCGCCTACGCTGGACATTCCAGTCATTGAGGATTTTGAAACACTCATGTTCATCGTAGGTATTACTTGTCTATTTGGAGCTTGTTCTGTGACTGCCAAATCCGCAGAGAATATCATTGGATTTACTTTAGCCACTTTCTTTTTTTCTTCTTTTTTCTTTTCCTCTTTTTTTTCTTCAGATTTTTTCTCTTCTTTTTTTTCTTCTGTTTTTGATTCTTCTTTCTTCTCTTCTGTTTTACTCTCTGTTTTCTTTTCTTCTGTTTTTGCTTCTGACTTTGTTTCTGTACTTGAGCTTTTGCTCTCTGAACTTGAGCTTGAGGACGAAGAAGAGCCAGAAGACGAGGAAGATTGGGATGAAGATGAGGATGAAGAAGACGTTGGCGGTGGTGGTGATGATGCCGCCGAAGTCGATACGCTTGATGCGCTCGAACTTGCAGCTGATGAAGCAGCAGAACTTGCTGCACTTGAAGCAGCCGCACTTGCAGCGGATGAAGCTGCTTGAGTTGCTGCGCTTGCTGCGGTTTGCGCTATTATAGCTGTTGATTGTTGGGATACCGGACATGCCAATGAATTATAGAGCGCATAGGTTTGAGTTAACCAAATCTGTAATGCTCCTGTTTGAATTTCAAATGGTGAGAACGTTTTTATTTGACCGTAGAAAGAAACTACAGCGCTACCGTTTATGTACGTAGTTGTGGCGATT